GATACATAATTACCGTCTTTGGATTCCGCGCTAATTTCTTTTATCCCTACATTACCCTTATCATCTGCTACTAACATTTTAACAGGAGTAAAAGTATTGTCCTTATCCGCATCCAAAACATATTTAGGATGTAATTTCCATGTTCCGCTAATGGTAAACCATCTGTCTTTAAAATTTCCAGAAATTAATGGGTCTATACCTACAGAACCACCTTCGGACTTAGGAGGTTGGGAATGAATGGCGAATGAATATGAAGTATACATAGCTTCTTTACCGTCAACGGTTAGATATCTTGTAGGGCAATTTGATCCAAGGAATACCGAGCAATCCGCAGCATAATTACTGCCCTCGGTTATGCCGTACCCAAGCAGGGTGTTGTAATCTCCATAGTTCCTAAAACCCATACCACATTTTGCACCTATTACCGTATTCCCAACCCCTCGATAAGTGTATGCCATGGTAAGCTCTCCAACAGCTACATTTTTTCCGGATTCATGAGCGATGTCAGGATTACTGAGCATTTGATAAGTGCCCGCTTTCCAATAGTGACCTGCATAAGCACCAACAAAAGTATCACTTGTTAATTTAGGTGCATTTTGCGCGGCACCTACTCCAATTATCACGGATTTGTTGGATTCTTGGGTTTCTTCACATCCCTCATCTCCTATAGATACATTATCTTCACCTTTTTTTAATTTTTGCAAATTTTTGTAGCCAATAGCTATATTAAATGAAGATTCTTCATTTTCCGAGAGTGAAAAATCACCTATAGCTATATTTTGCTTCCCTGTTTTATTAGATTTTAGCGCGTCTTTACCGAACTTGATAGTATTAGTTGCTTTATCTCTTCCGATAACAGCTTCATTGGTTATAATATCTTTATCGGTAGTATTTCCTTTTTCTGTTACGCTTTGTAAATTTTGTTCACTTACCCCACCACCTCCTTTTTTAAAAACTATTTTATTTAAATCTTCTATAAGAGTTATTATATCAGTATATGTTTTACCGTTAACTTTAAATTCACCTAAACCCCCAAGTGCTAAATCTTCATTAGGATAATCAATGCAATACACTTTAACTTTTTCAATTAAGTCTTGATAATTGTTAATCCATCCGGTAACTTTCACTGCTTTATATCTTTTAGGATACGGCAATTTTTCTGTATCATTCTTATTTTTATATTGAAAATGAGAATCTCTTAACCCTTCATCTTCATATGAATTAAATTCGTGCATTTTTTAGGCAAAAATACTTTTGTGCACAACGTTTTTATAGATAGTAAAGTAATTTTTAAAGTAACTTTTAGGTTAAAATCAATAACTACTACTTTCAGTAAGGTAATTTTGCTATATAATTGTATTAAATGTACTCAATCGCTTATAAATTTAATGGACAAAATATTAAGGATTTAGATATAATTATATCTCAATCTTACGGCCTTACCGATTTACCAAAAACAAAAGAACCTTTAATAGCGAATTGGCCAGACCAACACGGCATTGATGTCGATTTATCAAACAGGGTTTACGACCCCAGAATGATAAAATTGAATTGCTTTATGAAATGTGAGAATGAAGAAGATTTTATCACTAAGTCATTAAAATTAAATCAATTATTAACTAATAACAACAGTTCAGGACTCCTCAGTTTAGTCGTTGATTTCCCATTCACTAAACCACTTGTATATGCGGTGTATTTATCAGGAGAAATATCCCATACAAAGAAATGGCGAAATGGTGTCTTTTTTTCAACATTTACTCTTGAGTTTATTGAGCCAGAACCGATGAAAATATCTATAATTGCCAGACCTAGCGCTACTTCTGTGATTTTTACAGAACCCATCGCCCAAGATATACTCCTTAATATTTACACAATAAACGGCGGAATAATGAAGGTAGAAAAAGACGTGTTAATAAGCCGGGGAGATTATTATTTTCCTATTTTTTGGAATTCTTGGCAGGATACAGAATTTTCAGGATACTTAATTATAACTTGTAATGAGGGAATAAATGAACTCCATTTAGCCGCTTCTGATGAATATATAATTTTAACCAACGGGATTTAATGAAAAACACATCACTTTTTACTGTATATAGAGGAAATAAGGTTTCATATACATTGAACTCATCTAATAAAGTGTCTCAAGTAACAATTGCGACACAAACTACTACATTACTTAGCGACGACATTATCAACATGACAGTAGTTAGTGCGGCTCCTATAGATTTCCAAATTAACGACTATACTTACGTGTTTGATAAAATTTATAAATTAAATTCAATACCATCTGTCAATAAAGAAGGGGGAAGTAAATTTACCTATACCGTTAAATTTGAGTCTTTGCAGTACGATCTGTTAAAATGTACCTATCTTCTGCCACAAAACCAGGAAAACGCAAACATTAAAGGAGATTATTTAATTACAGATCTTAAAGGGTTCTTAGGGACAATTATAACCAACACTCAACGAGTATTTGGCGATAAATGGAAATTAGGGGAATGCCCGGAAAATACAGAATACAAAAATCTTGCTTATGATGGGCAAAATTGCCTCCAAGTTCTACAAAACTTATGTAATGAGTATTCTACGGAATTTGAAATCGAATATAATAAAGATTTATGTACCATAAATATTAAACAAATAGTTGGCAGTACATACCCCTTCACTTTTGAATATGGTAAAGCGGGTGGGCTTTACTCATTAGCTAGAAATAATACTACCAATAAATCTTTAGTAACACGATTATTTGTATATGGTGGTTCAAACAATTTAAGTACGAAATACAGACAAACCAAATTATGTTTGCCCGGGAAGAATAAAATAAAATCTTTTTTGGAAAAGGAAGAAGTGGTTAATAAATTTGGCATTATCGAAAACGTTATAAATTTTGATGATATATATCCAAGTCGTACAGGCAAGGTAACTTCTTTAGGGGAAAAATACTATCAATTTATCGACAAAGATATGTTTAATCTTAACGAAAAAGACGAAAACGGGACAAAATGGCTGATAGAAGGAGTAAACGCAAAAATACATTTTCAAACAGGAAATTTAGCAGGTTATGAGTTTGACATTCATTCTTTTGATGAAAATAAAAAAACATTTACTATTATCCCATTTGATGATGAAAGAGGGTTAAGGCTTCCCAATGAAACGAATCCTGCATTTCAAATAATACCTGATGACACTTATGTATTATTAAATATAAATTTACCTCAAAGCTATATTGATGATGCAGAAGAGAGATTATTACAAAAAGGCGAAAAATATTATAAACAAAATTCTCAACCTTACGTAGAGTATGCTTTATCAATAGACCCTTTGTTTTTGAAAAAAAGAGAAGGTAAAGGCGCAATAACTAATTTTTTCCAAGCAGGGGATTTGATAAAAATTAAAGACAATGATATAGGTGTCGATAAAAGTATAAGGATAAACTCATTAACGAGGGACCTTATAAATCCTTATAAATATGAGTTAACCATATCTGACACAGTAGAAACTAATATAATTACTAATATTCTTGAAAATGTTATTAAAAATGACTCAATTATTAAAGTTAATAATTTAAATGATCCCGCGAGAATTAGGAGAAATTGGCGGGATACCGAAGAATTAAAGGGCTTAATATTTGATACCGAAGGAAATTATTATACCGAAAAAATCGCCCCGGGAAGTATTGATACTATGATGTTGTCAGTGGGCGCTAAATCCATGCAGTTCGATTTGATAAACACCTTATTTGAAGCCAATTATCAAGGTAATTGTAATGTTATAAAAGTATCAGGAGGTAATTTAGTTCATTACGCAGTTGCTAAAGATGTTAAATTTTGGAATTTAGGCACCGTCACAACTAACTTAAACAATAACAACGCTTACTATATTTATGCAAGATGCGAAAAAATGGGGAGTAATGGGTTGATAATTTTTTCTCAAGATCAATTAAAGGCAGATAACGACTCAAACTATTATCATTTCGTAGTTGGAGTACTTAATTCTGTACAAGATAACGTTAGGGCAATTTCTCTTACTTATGGAAGCACCACCATAAATGGAAAATTTATAAGAACAGGAAAAATAACCTCTTCTGATGGTAGTTCATTTGTTGACCTCGACAACAACCATATTAAATTTGGAGATAATAATGCATGTATAGAATGGAATAAAAATAATGACAGAAAATTAGTAATAAAAGGGTCTATTGTGCAAAGCCCCTCAGGAGATGAAAATGTTATAGGGGTATTTAGAGGAAAATATGATAATTCAAAAAAATATTATGTCGGGGATGAAGTGACCTATTTAGGATCTTCATTCAGGATGATAAATGATGCCTCTGCAGGGAATACACCGACTAATAAAACTTTTTGGACGGTGATATCTAAATCGGGAGAAGATGGGCCTAAAGGAGAAAAAGGACTAGACGGTAAAGACGGTAAAGACGGTAAAGACGGGGGCGCAGGGCCATCATTAGTTTTTAGAGGAGAATATAAAGATCATACAATATACAGGGGCACCCCTAAAATTGTTGAAGTAGTAAAATTTCAAGGGCAGTACTATATAACTAATATAGACGCAGGGGAATTTGAAAATATTTGGCCCTTAGCCACTCATAAATGGTCTCCTTTTGGCGCTAATTTTGAAAGTGTCGCAACTAATACTTTATTAGCTGAAAATGCCAATATAGGGGATTGGATTATCAAAAACGGCAAAATAACTTCTCAAAATACCACTTCCAAAGGAGACCCTAAAGCTCAATTAAACGGAGTAAATGGAGGCATAAGATTTAAGAATGACGCAAAGATATATACAGAGCAAAATGCTACTGAAGACACTATAAATGAAATCAATATAAGCTCGGAATTAGGCGAAATATATGTTTCGAACAATAAAAGGCATGCAACTACTATTGGATCTCAGGGGATAACTATTAATAGAGCAGGGAAAACTGTATATAAAACAAATTACGGAGCAGAATTTAAAGCAGCTTTAATAGTTGAAGGGAATGGTTCCATGGACCAAAGATTTTGGAACCAATGGGGAATTTGCGGACTTTACGCGAGTGCGCAAAATTACAGTAACGACCCATCTCCTTCATGGGGTGCTTACATCAATGTGTTAAAAGCTATGGGATTATACTTAAGTACTACCCTTCTAAATGGAAGCGTCTATTTGACTAAAAATTCCTCTTTTGTTCTATCAACAAATAAAGATGACCGTATTTATCTGCCAAACAAACCGCAAGATGGGCAACTAATTGTCATACGATCAGAGTCTGCTTTGTGTAGTGTATATGGCAATGGCTATAAGATTCTATCTATTGTAAAAAATAGGGGATTGGTGGATGTAATTAGCGTAATTGGCAATAGTGCTATATTGATATACGCATTCTCAAAATGGATTCAAATAATTTAAATTTTTTTTAGTTTTTAATTACCTTAATCAGTATGTAAAACCCTTTACATACTGATTAATTTATATAATTAGTAAAAATATCCGGAATAGTTACGCTAATTTCAAGCAAAACTCGGAGTTTAATGTATTCCAACCAACAATCATAAATGTCAGCTGACAAATCCTCTGTGCCCAATCCCCCCCTGCCTCCCCACTATAAAACCCACTATATAAGTGGGTTTTTCTTTCATACAAAGGTTTTGATTACTATATTAGATTTAATTTTTTAAAACTTCTAAATTCTTGCTTTTCAGTATCAAAGTATACTTGTACAAAATCGTTTTTCTTCCTGTTGTCTATACCTGTTATTTGAGGTAGATATTTTTCATTAAGTGTTCCCCAAGCTTCCCTTATTTCTCCATTTACTTTTTGAAAATAAAATTTAACTATACCCTCTTTCATATTTTTAATTAACTTATAATTTTTCCATGCTTTTTTTAAGCATTCTGAAAATGTCATACCTGTTGTTTTGAAAAATTGCCAAGCGGTTTTCATAATTTTACTCAATATTGTTTTCATGGTTATAATTCTTAATTGTTTAGTAATTTTTATACAACAAATATATAAAGTTTTAATATTACAAAACAAACAAATAGTTAAATATTTTTGTTAAAATAATGTTAAAGTTTAATTATTAAAAAACTTAACTGACATATATGTTTATTTTTGCCAAAACAAATTAAAGATATGGGTTTAAATATTGAAAAAGTATTACATCAAAAAGGTTTAAATAAAGCTAAACTTGCTGAATTACTAGGAAGAAAAGATAATAGAAGTTATGTTACTAATCTTTTAAAATCCCCTTCTTATGCATCATTAGAAAAAATAGCAGATGTTTTAGGTGTTGATGTGAAAGACTTATTTGATGATACCAAAGATGAAGATTTAACCGCACTAATAGACTATAAAGGAGAATTTTTTAGAGCGAATACAATTGAGGAGTTACAAAATATAGTAGGCGTAATAAAAGAGAAAACTAAGATTTAAAATATGAACAAAAAAAATCCGTTCAAATCAACGGATTAAATTTTTGAAGTTGTGACGTATCACAAAAATAAAAAAAATTTGAAAGCAATTCACAACTATCAACGCGTTTAATCGTTCATTATCAAGGTTGTGACGTATCACAAAAATAATAAATTTGAAAGCAATTCACAACACCAAAATGCATATATGGCTCAAAGCTTTTGTTGTGACGTATCACAAAATTAAGAAATTTGAAAGCAATTCACATTTGAATAGTAAATTCTTCTTCTATTAAAACGCCTTTTTCTTTTAATTCAAGAAGCTTAAATAGCTCATCGGATATTTAAAACATATTATGGAATTATATAGTTAATTTTAATTTTAAGACTAGTTTCATACTAAATGTATAGAATAATGAAACCTTAAAATAAAGAGGTGCCATGAAAACGAAACTTGCAGATTACTTAAAGCTATATTATTTTTCAGTTACCACATAAAATATTTTATTATCACTACTTAACGATCTGGTTGCTTTTAAAAAAACTCTGATTTCGGGGGTATCCCAATAATATATATCATTAAGTGTAGAATAATTATCTCCTGGAGTATCCAAATATTTTTCTGTCTGATTAGAATTCAATATTCGATCTGTAAAATTTGTTATTAGTCTAGTATCTCTTTTCACATCACCGATATTGTTAGAGTAGTTCAATTCGTAAACCAGTCCTTCACTTGTTTTTTGTTTTTTTATTTGTTTATTATAAATCTTTTTTAGTTCGTATTCAAGTTTACTTTTCTTAGAAAAATTACATGAAATCGTAATTAGTACTAAAAAAAACAATATTATTATATTAGATTTTTTCATGTCATAGAGGTTCGTTTTCGGTAATAAATTTTGTGATACTATCAGAAATTTTTATCATTTCTTGAGCTATTTTGTGGGACTCAGGAGCCATTGTGTTAGATGGGTTTTTAACTATTGAATCCATTCTTTTAACATGCTGGAAAATATGAATCAAATCACGATATCCCTCCTTAAACTTTTTCGGAGGATTTTTAAGAGCTTGAATTTTATTTTCAATTTCTTTCAATTTAATAGTAACTGAGTTTAATTGAGGTTTTAATTTTTTTTTAGTTAAATTAAAAATCTCAACACTATCTTTGATTAAGAACGTATTTGATGCGTCATTAACAGCATTAACATATGTATCTACATAAATATCTAATATATGTACATATTGAGCGGGTAATAATGTAATTTCAATATATGTGTTTTTAAATTCGTTATAATATTTATTAGTGTAATCTTTATCTTTGTTAGTACACGAGTAAACGACCAAAAGTATTACAAACAATAAAAATACCCTTTTCATATAAATGAATTTTGCGCTCAAATATATAAAATTTATTTTATATTATCCCTTACAATTAATTTATTGTCATTTCCCTTAATTATTTCAAATGTAGATTTATCAAATTTATACAATATTACGATAGCATTTTCTCCTATTTTTAATTGCGCATGCGATATATGTTTTAGGTAAATCCTTACTATATCATAAGGTTTTACAACTAATGTGATATTTGAATCTCCGTAAAGAATATTTTGTTCTTTCGCAATAAACTCACCTCTACTATCAACAAAAACTCCATAAGGCTCCCCGGATATTTTAAAATGCTCCATAATATTATAAGTCGGAAAATCTTTTTCCATACATGGCTTTATATAATCGAATAAAACCTCAAATAATTTTTTCTCAGAATTGGCCTCTTTGACATCTGTAAGTGATTCCTTGCAATGTCCGCCCATTTCTAACATTATTTTTCTTATTTGTTTATTATTCATTGTCTTATTTTTTTTAATAGAATAGTCCTTTAGCCCTTGGGCCGTCAAGCCCTTTGTTTTTATTAAGAAATGATACCATATCATTCATCATTTTTTCCATTGAATTTAATTTATATGTATTCATCTCTATTTTGCTCATCAATGCAATTTGCTCTCTCATCAAGTTTACTGAGTTTAATTGATTGGTTCTTATGGCGTTTAATTGACCGGCAATCAAATTAGCGGTTTCCTCGCTTACTCCTTTAATTGCTCCGGATAGAGGGTCCATATCCGCCGTATTAATGTCTTTAAAAAAATTCTGAAATTCATTGAGCGCATTGGTAAAACTATTCCCTGCTTCGCTTAATTGGTTTTTCCATTTGTCAAAATCAAACCCTGAAAGAGAGTTATTATTATTTCCCATATAATTGGACATATCCTTCACAAATTTATCGGTAACAGGTTCTAATATGCGTAATTTTAGGGCGTTTTTTACAGAATTAGCAATAATTTGCTTAAAAGTCTTTTCAAAATCTTTAGCTGCGTCTTTCCCCTCTGAAAAAGCTGACGTAAAAACATCTGCTAATTGATTAGCTACGTCTTTAAAGTTAGTTTGAGTAAGCGTTTCAGCTATATTATTTTGAATATCATCAATTTGATTATTAATATCGTTTATTTGATTTTTCCACTCCTCAATAGCTCCATTATCTCGTTTCTTACTCTTTTTCTTTTGTTCATTGGCTATTAAATCATTTAATTTTTGTTGTTGAGATTGTAAATTACGGATCTTATCTATTTGCGTTGAATAATAATCTTCCCCTACTGATTTTCCTACTTCATGGTCTAAGGTTGTAAATAAACGTTGAATTTCTGCCAATTCAGATTTTAACTTTTTAGATCGTCTTTCTAATTTTCGTGATTTACGGTGAAAGGCGTCGGAAAGCGTACTAACTAACCCCATTGCTCCACCGATTATTTGTGCCGGATTTTTATTTAATATACCGGAAATAGCCTGCATTCCTCCCTCAATTCCTTTGACGATTTTATCTAAATCTTCGGTCTTAAAGCCTAAATCCGTTAATCCGTTGGAAACTGCTTTTAAAGACATTATTGCCTTATCTTCAAACTCTTGATAAGCTTTTTTCAAGTTATCAAGAGCCTTTGATTTGCCTATTTCTCCTTCCGCTTCCTTGTATTTTTTTATAGCTTTTCTAAGATTAGTAAATGAAGATGAAATAGAGGTTTCGAAATCGTCTAATTGTTTGGTAAGATTTTTTTTAATTTCTTCGTCATTAATATTAGCTATCATTTCTTTTATCTTCTTCGTGCTTTTTTCAAACACATCTAAAGACACATGTCCCATTCCGTCAAAGATACTTTGCCAAATTTCAGAACCTTGTATTTCGTCTGCGTCCATTTCACTTAAAAGTTTATTTTTGGCCTTTTCTATTAACGGTATTAACTCCGAATACCCATTTTCTCTCGCTAATTGTATATTTCTCTCCGCTTCTTTAACAATTTCTTCTCGTTGGGCTTCAAAGGTTTTATAGGTATTTAATAAATTATTTAAAATTTCTTTTTGTGTCTTTTCGGTCTCTTCATTGAGGAAACTAAATGCCTGATTTTGTTGTTCCCCATAAAGCTTAATTTCTCCTAAATCTATTTTTTGCCTAAAATCAGCGATCTTTTCAACATAATCAAACAAGGAGGCACTTTCGTCTTTAGCGTTTTGAACGCTTTCTTTAAGCTTGTCAAAAGCCGTTTTTATACCTTTAATCTCATTAATTTTATCAGTAACAGCAGATAACTTATTCCCTTCAACCAAATCCAAATTTCCGCCCTTATTTAAAATAGCTGCTTTTTGCTTTTCCAAGTAATCTAAAAAGGTATCTCCATCTTTTAATAAATTAGAGAATTGTTTATCGGCTGATTCTTTCCCTAAATTTTCAATCCATTTATAATAATTAGCGTACTGTTGGTTTCTATAGGAAAGTTCCTCATCTATGCTTCGTCTTGTTATTGCTTGTCTAATTTCTTCTACCTTCTTTTCTGCTTCAATTTTCTGTTCAGAAAGTTTTTTAATGAACTCTTTATTTTTCTCTTCATAAGCTGTTTTAGATATAATGTCATCAATTTTTCTTGAAACATCCTCCCAATATTTCAAAGACCCAAACGGATATTCTTCCTTTTTGATCTTAACCTTTTGTTTAGAGGTCCTTTCCACCGAAATATTATATTTATCTATTTCTTTCCGCGCCTCCGAAATGATTTGCGTATATTCTTTAAATTCCTTTTCTTGATCTTTATTTCTGCCTGACGAAGGTAGATTTTCCAATAGCTTGGTGTATTGATCTTCTCTTTTTTTCCAGTAATCTTTATTTTTTACCGCAGAAGGCTCTTGTACCTCTGACAGTTTATTAGTAATGCTAACTAAACTATTAAGCGTAGTAGATAAGGCATAATTAGTAGTTGTAAGATAAGACGGTAAAATAGAAAAAGAATTACCTAATTTATCAACTTCGTTTTTTGTCTCAATAACTAATCCTTTTTGCTTTAATAAGCTTTCTACCCCTTTGTTTATTAAAGATATATTTTTTTCATGCGTTGCGCTCTCTTTATTCAATACATTTTGACTATCCAAAATAGCCAACGCCTGATCTATTAAAATTTTCTTTTGCTCTTCCAGGTATTTAATTTTTTCTTTTTCTGATAATGCTTGATAAGCGGCTTCTTTGGCGTTTTGCTCGTTAAGTTCTTTTTGCTCTTTAAGTAATTTTAATTCTTCTTCTTGAGCTGCAAGCAATTTGGATACATGAATTATATTTAACCCATTTTCTCCATCATTTATAGCCCTATTGTAACGTTCTCTTAGTTCTTTCACCTTCTTTTCCGTCTCTTCAATACCTTTAATATTTATCTTAACATCGGCATCATCCATGGCCTTATTTAACAGGTTTTGTTGTTCGGCGGTAGATTTTGCTTTAAAAGCATGAAAATCCAAATTTTTAAAATACTCGGGATATAAGGATTTTAATTTATTAAAGGCTTCTACTTGCGCATAAATTGAGTTTGTTTGCAAGTTTATTGTGTTTAACAATTGAGAAGCATTATCTCTTCTTTTTTGCCCCTCCTCCATTCGAGCATTCAATTTTTTTTGCGCTTCTTCTTGGGCGTTAGTGCTGTCGTGCAGGGCCCACATAGTCGCTGTTAAGCCAACAATAGTGGTAGTAATTAACACAAACGGATGTACGCTCATAGCCGCATTTAAAGCATTTTGAGCTACGGTTTCAGCCGCCAGGGCAACCGCTCGAGCCCTTGAAACTAAAGTCAACCCTTGAGTAGCTCTAGATAAATTAACTACATTTGCAACCATATTAATGCTTGCGTTGGCTTTTTGAAGTGAGTTAACAATCATTAATGCGGTGCGATAAGCTCCATACGTTGCAATAAGGGTAGTTATCGTTTTAATTAAAACCTCATAGTTTTCAACTAAAAAAGCAGCGGCCGAAATCCCTCCCGATAGTATACTTTGAGTTTTGGTTCCGATATCATTTAACGCTACATCGATGGCATCTGAAAGCTTCTCTTGCTCCCCTGTCAATGAGCTTGTTTGCTTTAACATTAAATCATTAAACTTTCCTCCTTCTGCCGACATATTTTGAAGGGCCTTTTGAACTTCAGGAAACCCTACCTTACCCGCTTCGACTAATTCGTTTACTTGTTCTTTATTTACCCGCAAGACTTTAGCTAATTCCTCATAAATAGGAATCCCTCGCCCTGCAAATTGTCTGATATCTACTGAGTAAGCTCTTCCTTGAGTTCTCAAAGTACCGTATAAATAGGCAATATCGCCTATAGGTTGAGAGACTCCCGCAGCGATATTCCCTAACATTTTCAGCTCTTTACTAACTTCATGAGCAGCACTACCATATGCCAATAATTGTTTCGCTGCTTTTGAAGATGCTTGTAATCCAAAAGGTGATTCAGCAGCGAAATTTATCATTTCACCCATCAATTTGTCTGCTTTGGCCTTACTTTGAAGCATTACTTCAAAAGCAATTTGATTTTGCTGAAATTCTCCCCGTACTTTTATTAATTCATTTACAAACCCTTTTAGCGCAGTAACCGAGAAATAAGCTCCTATCCCTGTTGAAAGAGCTTTAAAATAACCGTCCATTTTAGATGTTTCATTTTTAACGGTATTAGATAAATTTTCAATATCTTTTTTTGCCTTGTCTCCCCCCTCAATATTTGCTTTAACAGGCTTATTTGATGATAAATCTTTTATTTTCTGTTTAGCGGTTTCTAGCTCAGTAGTATATGCTGTTACCGCAGCTTTGGCGTCAATAATCCTATTTCTTAAACCTTCCCAATTTTTTGAACCCTCGTCAAATGTTTTTTGCTGCCTTTTAAAATTTTCAATCTCATTATAAAGTTCTTTAATATTTTTTTTAGCCTCTTCAATTATAACTCCTTGTTTAACGATTTCACCACTTATGCTAATTTGAGAAGTTGGTATAGTTAAATTGTTTAGCCCTAATCCATATTTAGATGAATTTTTTTCAAATAGTCCCTCTAAACTTTTGATTGCTTTGGCTACTGCCTCATCTAATTTTGAAAAATCAGCTACTGCATTGACTGAAAAATTTTTTATCAAATTTTCCCCTTGACTTACAGCTTTTTTTAATAAGCTGATATCTATATCGGCGGAAAAACTTAAAGCCCCATCGTTATTGTTCATGATACATTTTTATTTTGTTGACTTTGCATATATTGTATAATATCTTCATCAGTTTTGAAGGAAACTTTGTTCGATTTTATTTTTGATGAATCATTTTCATTTTTATCATAATCATATTCGTAATTGGAAGCATCTACCATCATTCTTTGGATTAGCGCCCATGGTATCTCTTCATTAATCTCTTTCCATGTAAAACCAAAGTTTTTTTTAACTTCACCCCTTATTCCGTAGGAAGATTTTAAACCTCTTTGTTTCCCTCTATCGGATTCGGAATTGCTGTTCTCAGAGGGGCTAGCAATCTGATAGAGTTGGTAAAATCCACTAAATTCCCAATGGTGTTAATTAGAAGTGCTATTTCAACAAGTTTTGAAGGAGTTAAAGAGTTGTAAAAAAGTTCTGTATATTCCTTTAATTTTTTATCATTCTTGTATTCCATGCCTAACACCGCTATAGCTACTATCTTTGCTAAAACAGTTGCTTTTTCGCGCACCAGAGGTATAACAGCTTTGTTAAACTGCATTGGGTTAGCAGTATCTATATTAATATCAAATTCAAGTTTTAAAAACTCTTTTGAAAGTCTGTCTAAAACCCTTAGTACCGGCTGTTTGATAAAAAAAGTTTTATCTTTAAATAATTTTACTTTTTTATATTTTGCGGGCAAAAATGAGAAAACGCCTTTTCTTTTAATTTTTTCTTTTTTTATGTATTCAACGGGGATTGAAAATTCAACGCCTTTATTTAAGAGCAAATCGTATTCTTTGCGCTCTGCATTAAGTCTTTCAGATAAATCCATATTTGGTGGGATTAAAAAGGTCTATATAAAAATAGATATATAGACCTGTTAAACAATTATTCTTTAATTTTAGCCTTATTAAGTTTATTTACACTATATCGTAAATCCAACATTTACTGATCCTATGTATCCTAACCCTTCCTTCTCACTAATATCAGCGGAATTTTTGGTTATATTAGACACTTCTACTTTATATTGATCAATTAATGGGTTTAGTTCTTTAGCCCTATTTAAAATACATTCGGCAGAATTATCCTTCAGTTTTCCTAAATCTGTTGATTTTAAAAGGGAACTTAAATTGATTAATGTTTGGGTTAATTTTTGTACTTGCCATTTTGTTACGCCCTCTTTAGTAGGCTCCAAAACGGTACACACCAAATGTATCTGCAATAGTTCTGTCTTTGTAAAAGACCCCGACAATTTAGGCATTATTGACACTCTTGGGTAGGTAAATACAAATCCTTTTTCAGGAGTAATTTTGCAACTCCACTCTTTAGCTTCAATTTTATTAGGAGCATTATAAACCGCATTATCCCCCGTACCGGTAACTGTTCCCCCAAAAAGTTTTTGCAGCGTTTCTAAATTATAATCCATTAAGTCAAACTCAAAAGTCTCTTTACCCGGTACAGTTACAGAATCAATCGCTGTATCAGATTCTTCGGCGAAAAAATCTGTAGTATCTCCATCCTCACTATTGAAAGTAAATGTTTCGCGCCGAGTGTATCCTAATTTTGACCACGTCGTTGTAACTCCGCCATCATCAGGTATAGGCCCGAA